TCCAGCGCGTGGCCGAGGGCGAGGAGGCGCCACCCGACTGGAAGGTGCGGCAGGCGAGGGAGAAGGAGGAGCAGGACCGCCGCTCCGCGTTGCTGAGGGCCATGCGCACCAGCATGATGGCGTGGCTGATCGCCAACGTCGTCGAGGACCTCCCCGCCACGTGCGACGCCTGCGTGAAGGCCCGCCGCGCGGTGAGGGCGGAGCGCTACGAGCTCGACGGCCAGTACGCCGAGGCCCTCGCCCAGATCGCGTGGGACGACCCCTCGAGCGTCGAGCTCGTGGGGTGGCTCGACGCCTCCGTGGGCGACTGCATGCCGGCGGAGTGGGCCCCGTACTATCACCGGGGCGAGGCGGACCTCGTCACGGCATGGGACGCCCTGGTGGCGGACGGCTGGGAGCCAAATGGCGCCATTCGGGAGGTGAGGGCCGCGTGCAAGGGCTGAGCGACGCCCACGGGAGACGCCTCCGGCGCTATCATGTAGGGGTCGAGCCTGAGAGGTGATTTGCTGCCCCAATCCCCCACGCAACAGCTCATAAGCAAAGCAAACGAAACGCAGGCCAAGGGCCGTACGCCCTTGGCCTGCCAGCCATGACGAGGCAAGGGGAATCAATGACGGCAGCAGAGTACCTCGACGGCATCAAGACCGCCGTACGCGACAGGGAGGCGCTCGCCCGGCGCATCGACGCCATGGGCGCGCCAAGATACGGGTCGACGCTCGCGGGCGGCGGGGGGTCGGGCGCCCATGGCGACCCGATGGCACGCTACGACGCCCTCATGGACCTGGAGCCAAGGCTCCGGGAGCAGGCCGCGCGGCTCGACGAGGTCATTCGCGAGGGACGCGAGGTCATCGACGGCATAGGCGTCCTCATGGGCCAGACGCAGGCCCTGGCATTGGAACTGCACTACGTGGGGCTGCACTCGTGGTTCGAGATCAGCATCGAGCTGCACGCGTCGATGGCCACGTGCTATCGATGGCGCGCCGCTGCGCTGGACCTCCTCGAGGGGAGGGGGGTGGCCCGGCTGCGCGAAGCCGGCCGCCATGGTCGCCATTTGGCCAAATAGTTAAGAAATTAGTTAAATGAGAGTAAATGAGAGTCTTTGAGAGTAAATGAGAGCCTTTGAGAAGGATTGATAGTCGATGAGAGCAAATGAGAGCAAATGAGAGTCCCTGAGAGTCGAATCTAGTGCTATTGATAGGGTGTCGTTCGCGGGGCAGCGAATGGCCTTTCCCTTGCAAGCGGAGCGCCCGGGCCTTTGAAATCCCGGGCGCTCCACCTTTTCGCGGAGGCGACGATGGCAGGAGAGCGCAAGCGCGGGCCCATGTGGGAGCGCACCAGGCAGGCGGCATACAGGCGCGACAAGAAGGCGAACGCCGAGTGCTGGATCTGCCACGGCGCCCGCGGTCCCATCGACTACTCCGTGAAGCCCAGCTCGACCCCGCTCTCATACGAGCCGGACCACTACCTACCCGTGCGTGACCACCCGGAGCTCGAGTTCGACCTTGCCAACATTCGCGCCGCGCACAAGACGTGCAACAGGAAGCGCGGCGCGAGGGTCCACGTCGACGCGCTGGGCAACCGCTCGCGCGACTGGTCCAAGCGCAGACGGTAGGGGTGTCGAGAAGTTGGGAGTGGTTCAAGGGCCGAGTGCAGCCGCGCCCGTAGTAATTCCCTCCCCGCGAAGTTATGAACATTTTTCCCCACCGGAAGGGAGGCGCCATGACCCCCGAGGAGCGCGCGATCGAGATTTGCAAGGGGGTCGGCGGCCCCATATACGAGCAGGCCGTCCAGCTCGCCACAAACGTGTGCTTCCTGGCCGACAAGCTCGACGAGGAGCGCAAGGAGGTCGAGGACGAGCACACCTTCGTGGTCCTCACCGTGGGTGACCGCAACCCGCACGAGGTGATCCGGCCCAACCCCAAGCTGAGGGGCTACACCGACCTCTTGAGGTCGTACGCCTCGGCGCTCCACGAGCTCCGCGACGCGCTCGACGGCGCGGGCGTTTCGCGCGAGCGCACGGGAGGTCTCGCGAGGTACCGCACCAAGTTCCGGGCGTACGACGGGGGAGCCGCAGCGAGGGAGGCGTAGCGGATGCTCAGGGGCAAGACCGAGCCGCGGATCTGGACCCCTCCCCTGCGGCCGCTCACGCCCGAGACCACGCTGGGCTACGACGTCATAGAGTTCGCGACCGAGCAGCTCAACGTCGAGCTGCTCCCGTGGGAGGAGTGGCTCTTCATCCACGGGCTGGAGATCGTGGGCGACTTCAGTGGGGACTGGCACCTCAGGTTCCGCACCGTCATCGTGCTCGTGGCGCGACAGAACGGCAAGAGCGTCATGGGCATGGTGCTCGCGGCCTTCTTCCTCGCCGCCCTCGCCGCGGCGCTGATCCTCGGCACCGCGCAGGACCTCGACCAGGCCGAGGAGGTCTGGGAGGGCTGCGTGCAGTACTTCGAGGACTGCGAGGACCTCGCCGACGAGGTGCAGCAGATATACCGCGGCAACGGCAGCCACGAGCTGAGGCTGAAGGGCTACCGCCGCTACAAGGTCGCCGCGGCCACCCGCAAGGGAGGTCGCGGGAAGACCGCGAACCTGGTGCTCATGGACGAGCTGCGCGAGCACACGCGCTGGGATTCGTGGAGCGCGGTGAGCAAGACGATCAAGGCGAAGCGCTCGGCCATCGTATGGTGCATGAGCAACGCCGGCGACGCGAGCTCGGTGGTGCTGAGGCACCTCCGCCTGCAGGCGCACCGCGTGCTCGGTGACCCGGACGGCATAGTGGCGGCGCTCGACGGCAAGCTGGGCGAGCCCGACACCGACGACGACGCGAAGGAGGCCATGGAGGCGCTCTCCAGCGCCATCGGCCTCTTCGAGTGGAGCGCCGCCCCCGGGCGCGGCATCTGGGACCGCGAGGGGTGGCGCGAGGCGAACCCCAGCCTTGGCTACGGCTTCCTGGACGAGAGCACCATCGCCGCCGAGGCGGCGACGGACCCCGAGGCGACGTTCCGCACGGAGGACCTCTGCCAGTTCGTGGAGACGAGCGTGTCCTCGCCCTTCCCCTCGGGCTCCTGGGAGAGGTCGGCGGACGAGAAGAGCGAGGTCGCGCCCGACTCGCCCGTGGCCTTTGCCGTGGACGTGGCGGCCGACCGCAAGCACGCCGCGATAGGCGTCGCGGGCATGAGGGCCGACCGCACCTACCACGTGGAGCTCGCGGAGTACCTGCAGGGAACCTCATGGGTGCAGGGCTGGTTCGAGCGGCTCGCCGACCCAGCGCATCCCATAACGATCGCGCTGCAGGGCACCGGCGCGCCGGCGTCGGACCTCGCAGAGTACCTCAAGGCCATCGACGGCATAGAGGTCTACGAGGCGAAGCCCCGCGAGGTCGCCGCGTGGTGCGGCAGGCTCTACGACTGCGTGCGCGCGAGGGCCAAGAACGGCGAGGACCAGAGCGACGCGACGCCCGCGTGGCACCGCTCGCAGCCGGCGCTGGACATGGCTGCCGCCATGGCGGTGGCGAGGCCTGCCGGTGACGCGTTCGCGTGGGACCGCAGGAAGAGCTCCGTGGACGTGTCGCCGCTCGTGGCGGTGAGCGAGGCGCTGGGCCTGCTCACTGACGCGCCGCAGGAGGAGACGAGGAGCGCCTACGAGGAGGACGACCTCTTGATCTTGTAAGGAGGGCAACTTTGAGCCTTTTCAGCCAGTTCACCTCGCGGGCGGGCGGGGACATCATGGTGTACTTCGGTGGCGGACGCCGCGACATCGTGAAGGGCATGAGCATCGCCGAGGTATACCGCACGCAGCCCGAGCTGCAGGCCGTCGTGAGCTTCGTCTCGCGCAGCATAGCGCAGCTCCCCCTCAAGTGCTACGTGCGCGAGGAGGACAACAGCCGCGTGCGCGACACGGAAGGGCCGCTGGCGACCCTTCTGGCGAACCCGGCGCCCGACATGACGACGTTCGACCTGGTACTCAGCCTGGTGGGTGACCTGAAGCTCTACGGCTGGGCCCTGTGGTGGGTCGTGCCGAGCGCGAGCGCCCCGAGCGGTCGGGAGCTGAGGGCCATCCCGCCCGACTGGGCGAAGATCAAGACGGAGGACGGGTTCACCCCGAGCGCCTACGTGCTCTCCAACCCGGCGACCAACGGGCGCCAGATCACCGTCCCCGCAGACCAGTTCGTGCGCTTTGCCACGTACAACCCCGGCCAACCGCTCACGCCGCTCTCTCCCGTGGAGTCGCTGCGCGACGTGCTCTCCGAGCGTGCGAGCTCGCGCGACTACCGCGGCAAGATATGGCGCAACGGCGGGTGGTTCAGCCGATACATAAAGCGACCCCTGCAGGCCCCGGACTGGGCCAAGGGAGGGGAGAACAGCCCCAAGGCGCGATTCGCGCGGAGCTGGAAGGCGAGGTTCGCCGGCAGCGGCGGCACCGACACCGGCGGCACGCCCATCCTCGAGGACGGCATGGAGCTGGTGGAGTCGCGCATAAACGCCAAGGAGGCGGAGTGGGCCGAGAGCATGCGGCTCACGCGCGAGGACGTGGCCGCGGCCTACCACCTCAACCCAGCGCAGGTGTGGAGCAACGAGGGCCAGACGTACGCGAGCGTCAAGGAAAACGCCCGATCGCTCTACGCGGACACGCTGGGCCCAGACCTCACCCTCATACAGGACTGCATCAACACGAAGCTGGCGCCCATGGTGGGCGAGGACCCCAGGTGCTACGCCGAGTTCGACCTCTCCGCCAAGCTCGCCGGCTCCTTCGAGGAGCAGGCGTCCGTGCTCTCCCAGAGCGTGGGCGGCCCGTACATGACGCGCAACGAGGCGAGGGCGAGGCAGAACCTGCCCGCGATCGAGGGCGGCGACGAGCTCATCGTGCCCCTCAACGTCACCGAGGGCGGGCTCGCCAGCCCGCACGACACCGACCCCACGAAGGCCGCATGGGTGCCGAGCATCCAGGAGGATGTCGTCCCGGCGCTCCCGCAGCGGAAGGCCGCGCCGGCAGAGGTCGTGCTCGGGAGCGACGCGCCTGACGAGTACGTCAGCAAGCTCGAGGAGACGCTGCGCGCCTTCTACGAGAGGCAGGCCACGAGCCTCGCGAACTCGCTCTCCGGCGTCTCATGGGACGACATCATCCTCATAGGGAAAGAGAGCGACGTCTTCCGCGGCAAGGAGCGCTGGGTGCGTGAGCTCGCGGACGACCTCAGGGCCGCAGGCCTCCCACAGGCAGAGGCCGCGGCGCGCAGGGCGCTCTCAGAGCTGGGGTCCGACCCCGAGGAGCTCGACGTCGACGGGCTGGGTGACCAGGTCCGCAGGCTGTGCCGCCAGAGGTCGGATGACGTCGTGCAGTCCACCCTCGAGAGGCTGTGCGACGACCTGTTCGAGCTTTGGCGCCGCGGCGAGGGCGAGTGGAAGCCCGAGGCCGTGCGCTCCTGCGTCTCGGAATCGTACCAGCGCCTCATGGACTCGCGGGTCGAGCGCAACGCGAGGTCGCTCGCCACGGCCGCGTCCAACGCCGGGACCGTCGAGGGTGCCCGCCAGTCGGGCAGTCCCTGCGAGAAGGAGTGGGTGACCGGTCCGAACGCGCGGCCCAGCCACGCCGCGCTAAACGGCAAGAGGGTCAAGGTAGGCAACACGTTCATGGTGGGGAAACACCTGGCCATGTGGCCCGGCGACCCAGACCTCCCTGCCCACGAGTCCTGCAACTGCAATTGCCGCATCAAAATCGTGAGCGGCGGCAATGTTCCGCGCGGGAGCCGGACCAGCGAGGTCGCCGAGGAGCTCGGGCTCGATGACTACGAGGACGAGAGGCTCGACGCGGCAATCACGAACTGCCAGCGGACAGTGGGCTACGGAGACAGGCGATGGGACGAGCTTACGCCCGCCGAGACCGAGCAGGTACTGGACGAGCTGCGCAAGCGTTACCCAGATTGGGTGGCGTTCGGGAGACCTGCCCCTGTCGACTACAGCAGCAAGCCCAGGGAGTCACTTTATAGCCACGAAGCCAAAGCGATCGACTACCTGAGCGAACAGCACGGCATCGCGTTGAGCACGATTCTCGAGGACGATGACGCTGTCGCAAATCTTGACCTCATGATTGGCGACTACGGCTGGGAGTTGAAAAGCCCGAAAAGTGGCAAACATGCAGTGGACGATAGGCTAACGGACGCGTTTCACAAGTTCCGGAAGCTCGGCGACAACAACCCACGCATCATCATTTGCAACAGCGAAAGCACACGGCCTGACGCCGACGTTCTTGATGAATGCCTTCGCAGAATCAGGCACCGCAAGGAGACAGACCGGTTAGAGTCCATCTCTTTCCTGTTCTTATCTCACGATGGGAAGACTTTACTCCGTTACAAAATATAACGACCCGATGCTTCCACTACTGGATGCCCCGGGCCGTAGGAAAAGTATACCACACCAAGTCTCACCACACGCCCCTCGACAGGCTTTTCATTAAGGAGGACAACATGCTCGACCATTTCAAGAAAATCGTCGCCGACTACTACAACGGGCGCGCCGACGCTACCGACCACGCGGCCATCAAGCCAGAGGACGTTTACGTGGTCTGGTCGTGCAAAACCCTGCAGAACTGGAAGGCGCTGCTGAGCACGCCCGTGCCGGACGGCATGTACTACGAGCTGACCTACGACGGGGACAGGGGCACGATCTACCTCGACGCCTACAAGAAGTGGGAGCACGTCCCCGTTCCCGCACAGGCCTAACAGCACATAGCGATGTAAGCCAACCGACAACAATCCCATAAAAATGAAAGTAGAGGCCCCGAAAGGGGCCATTTTCATGTCCAGAGAAGGAGGGCGAGATGCCCAGGTACAAGTCTTTCACCGTGAAGTCCGACGGCATCAGCGAGGACGGCGGGACCATCACGGGCTACGCGGCGACGTGGCACCGCGAGCCCGACAGCTACGGCGACGTGGTGGCCAAGGGTGCGTTTGAGGAGACGCTCAAGGCATGGGGCGAGCGCGACGCGCACATCCCGTTCCTGTTCTGGCACCGCTATGACGACCCTAAGTACAACATCGGGTGGTGCGAGGCCGAGGAGGACGAGCGAGGGCTTAAGTTCACGGCACACCTTGACCCCGACAGCGAGAAGGCACAGTACGTGCGCAAGCTCTACAAGGAGGGGCGCATCTACCAGTTCTCGTTCGCCTACAGGATCCTCGACGCAGCCGAGATTGAGCTCGAGGACGGGCGAGCCGCGTTCGAGCTTCGCAAGCTCGACCTGCTCGAGATCAGCGCCGTTCAGATTCCCGCCAACCAGCACGCCGAGGTCACCGACGTGAAGGGGGCCAAGGCCGGAAGGCGAAACAGCAAGTCCGACGAGGACACCATCAGGCAGGCCATAGGCCTGCTCCAGTCGCTTCTGGACGAGGAGCAGGACGACGGCGCCAGCCAGGCGGACGACGCCAAGGGCGGCGAGGGTGGCGCGACACCCAAGGGCCGCGAGGACGACCGCAAGCTGGAGCTCATAGCAATGATCAAGGCAATCGAGGAGGAGGACTAGAACATGAAACTCAAGGAGAAGCTCGCGAAGCTCAAGGGAGAGATGCTCGCCCTCAAGAAGGGCATCGAGGAGGGCGACGCCGACGCGATCAAGCGCGCCACCGAGCTCAAGAAGGAGATCGAGGACGTCCAGGCACGCATCAAGGCCGCCGACGACGCCCACCACCTCATCGCGTTCATCGGCAACGGCGGCGAGGGCGAGACCCTCGTGGAGCCCGGCCAGAAGGCCGCTCGCCGCACGTGGGGCGCGGCTGCGGCCGAGGCCCTCAAGTCCGGGAACTTCACCCGCGGCGAGCGCATGTCCTTCGGCGCCGACGTGGCCGACGCCAAGGCGGCGAGCGACGTGCAGACCGTGCCCACGGGCGACTACGGCGTGACCTACACGGACATCCGACCGGAGATCCTCGAGGGCGCCCGCACCGAACTCACCATCTCGCAGCTCTTCTCGCACGAGACCACCGACAAGGACGCCATCACGTACTACACCGAGGGCGCCGCGGAGGGCGGCCCCGCACCCATCGCGGAGAACGGCGTCTTCCCGCAGGTGCACTTCGGCGAGCCGCAGGAGCACACCGCGCCCATAAAGAAGATCGGCGTCATCTACAAGCAGTCCGACGAGCTGCTCGAGGACGACACCCGCCTGCGCCAGAACATCGACAACCGCGTCGGCTACATGATGGACGCCGAGGAGGAGGACCAGCTCCTCAACGGCGACGGCACGGGCGCGAACATCCTGGGCCTCCTCGCGCAGAGCGCGAACATGCAAGCCATGACGGTGGCCGACTACGACGAGCTGCTCGACGCGCTCGACGACGCCAAGCAGGGCATCCTGCTCAACACGCCGGGCGGATTCCGCGCCGACGCGTTCGCGATCAACCCCACCGACTGGTCCAAGCTAAAGAAGCTAAAGGACGACAACCGCCAGTACCGCGCGGTGTCCCCGTTCTCCGTGGGCCCCTACGGCGCCACCACCCCCGCGGAGGGAGGGCTGCGCGTCTGGGAGATGGACCCCGTGCCGACCCCGAACGTCGCCGCCGGCACCGTGATCGTCGCCGCCTGGAAGCGCGGCGGAACAATCTACAACAAACGAGGAGGCCGCCGCATCGACATCTCCAACAGCGACGGCGACGACTTCAGCCACGGCCGCATCGCCATCCGCCCGTCCCAGCGCGAGGGCCTGGCGATCGAGTACCCGCTGGCCTTCGTGATCATCACCATAACCGGCGCGACCTCCGGCACCACCGGCGGGGAGTCCTCCGGCACCACCGGCGGTGAGTCCTCCGGCACCACCGGCGGGAACTAAGCCTTGAGCGCACTGGCGACACCGTGGGGCTACACGGTGGAGGTTGCCGGCGGCACGATGCCGCCCATCCTCTCGGTTGAGGAGTTCCGCACGCTCACCAGCGGCAGGCTCTCCAGCACGGACGAGGCCATAGAGGCCAAGATCGCGGCAGTGTCGGCCGCAGTGCGCTCGCACTGCGGCTGGCACGTCGCCCCGGCGTTGGAGTGCTCGTGCGAGCTGGACGGCGGGGGCTCGACCCTCTGGCTGCCGTGCATGGGCGTGAGCTCGGTCTCGTCCGTCGAAGTCGCGGGGGAGGCGTGCGAGGGATTCCAGTGGGCGCCCCGGGGCGAGCTCAGGCTCCCCACGAGGACACCGGACGTGCTGCGCTGCGTGGCCGTCGCCTACGTGGCGGGGTTCGACCCGGCTGCCTCGCCGGACCTCGCGCAGGTGGTGGCCCAGGTGGCCGCCAACGACCTCTGCGCCGCGCCGGGCCTGCGCGAGGAGCACACCGGCAGCGTCGGCGCGACCTACAACATGACCGAGTCGGGGGTCTCGGGCGGCGTGCGCCTGCTGGCCTCCGACCGCCTGGCGCTCGCGCCATGGCGCATCGAGAACGCGTGAGGCGCCTCCGATGCTCTCGACGTGGGCAAACGACACCATCACCGTGCTGCGCGCACCCCTCGTGGAGTCGCGCGGCGGTCAGGTGAGGAACTGGGCGGCCGCCGAGCCGCACCAGATAACGGGCTGCTCCCTGCAGGAGGCGGCCTCCGAGACGGGGGACCGGGCCGGCAGGGCGCAGAACACGCAGCGCCGCGCGGACCTGTACCTACCTCCCGGCGCGGACATAAAAGAGGGGGACAGGGTCTCCCTCGGGGACGCGACCTACGAGCTGGACGGCGCGCCGCTCCGGCTCCGCAGCCCCTTCGGGGGATGCGACCACACGCTCGCGCACCTCGTCTCGTGGAAGGGGTGACGAATGGCCAAGTTCAAGATCAAGTTCGACTACGACGCCATGGGCGACTGCTTCCTCCGCTCGGACGGCACCAAGGCGCTCGTGGCGTCGGCCACGCAGGGCGTCGCGGCGCGCGCCGGGCACGGGTGCACGTCGCACCTGTACACGAGCAGCGGTAACCGCCCTATGGGCGCCGTGTGGACGAGGGCGCGCACGCCCAAGGAGGCGCAGGCGCAGAAGCTCGCGCTCGAGGGGGCGATGTGACGTGGACGTTCCCATCGACATCGCAGACGCCATCCAGGAGGCGCTCAACGCCGCCGGGCACAACGCCTGCGCGCCGCCGCTTCCCGACGGCTTCGAGGACAGCCTTCCCATGACCCGCGTGACCGGGCTGGGCGGCCCCCGCTCGAGCCGCGTGGTGGACACGTTCAACGTGCACCTCGACACCTGGGCGGACACCCCCGCGGGGGCGCTCGCCGAGGCGGGAGAGGTCGTCGGGCTGCTCGCCGGCATGGCGGGCGGCCTCCTCGGCGGCTCCCAGTGCTACCGGGTGGACATCGGGTCCCTCCCGCACGAGGACGAGGACCCCGACCACCCCGACCTGCCCATGGCGTCGGCCATGGCGCAGGTCTCAGTAAGGGCACGACACACAGGATAGGAGGCGCCGGA